GTTGTAGTGCTTTGATTTCATCTTTTAGTGTGTTTATTTCTACTACCTGTCGGGCATTCTGTAGGCGTGCTTTATTCAGCATGTCATTACAAGAGCGCTCATAGTTTATAAAGTAGGATAGTATGTTATCCACCTCTATTAGTTCAATTAGGTTATTGACTATCTCGTTGGCCATCTTAGGATCTTGGTCATCGGCTAGTTGCTTGAGCCATAGCATTACCCCACCCATTCGTAGTTGGTGTTCGCGTATGTGCATCTCATTAAAGGTGGGGTCAGAAGGGAACATCCTTATCGTCTTTTATTTTAGGCAAGGTAATTAATGATTGGTAACCCATCAGATACCCCACATTAAATTTCATTGATTCCATTCTGATTGGCCTATCTAGTGGCGTTGGTCTGCCGCCCGTTTCTAACTCCTTTACTTTGCGGATGTGTATATCGGTAAATATCCAATCTGTCTCGTGTTGAGTGTATCGGTGTATGACCATAAACTCATCGGCTCGGTTAACAAATTTACCACCTCCTTCCACATCTGAGGCCATCGGGGGCATAGGGTGCTCTGCGTAGGGATGTCCTTTGTAATGCAATTTTCTGAGGGCCTGTGTGGCTGGATGGGTATTTACTATGGTGGTTACATTTAGTTTCTTGCAGAAGACTCTGATATAACTAGTTGCCTCATAGTGATAGTCGTGGGTACTTACCTTCCCTAGTCGCTTTTGATTTATAGTTAGCGAGTTGTATGGGTCTATCAGCACACCATCATATTGGAACTCATCGTATATCTCTTCCATTGTTTCCAGCAGTTGGAATACATCGTATAGTTTCTCTGGGTCAATGAAAGCAAAATGGCCTTGCAGGTAGTCGTACTTGCGGGCGAATGTATTATCGTCTATTTGGCCGATAGTAGTTCCGCACATAAACTCTATTAGTTTGCGCTGAATGCTTCGTACATCATTCTCGCTAGAGTATATCAGCCAGCGTGTGCCGTTCTGAATGGTGTGCATCAGCATTAGATAGAGCATAGTGTGGGTTTTGCCCACATTGGCGTGGCCTGTCACTACTATAAAATTACCTTTCTTAAAGCGCAGGTAATCGTCTATCTCTGGTCTGCCGAACTTGGAGGACTCGGGGATCTTGCCCGCTCGGGCTTTTTGTAGGTAGTCAAATATCTCGCCACTATTGGCGATAGCAGGATGTGTAAGCATAGTGTGCAAAGTAAAAGCCCCGCACTTGGCGGGGCAATATTAGAAGGGAGATTCTTCGGAGAAATGTTCTTTGTAGCTTGAGCCTCCCGATTCTTCTTCGCCCAAGATATAGGGCAGGTGCGTTTTCATAAATGGGCAGATGTCTTTGACATCAATCATTCCTGCACAGGCTAGGTCAATAGCACCCTTGAATGCTACGCTGCGAGCGATTTGCTCGTCTTTACTCCCGCCCTTAGATGGCACATATTGTCTTGCAGGCGCTGGGCTACCTCCACCGATATATGGTGCAGTACCTTTTGAGATTTTCATATTGCCTTTAGGATTGAGTGTGTACTCTACCTCGTCACCCACCGAGTACCACGGGGGGCTTGTCTTTGCGAATGCCGTGCCTTTAGCACCATCATCCATTGTGACCTCGTATTTGTGCAGGTCATTCCATACCCCTGTTGGAGTGATGTCTGTGATTTTAGCCATTTGATTGGAGTTTTGAATTTATAAAGTTATCGGTTTCCACCTTTGCGCGTAGCAAATGTAGTTCGGCCTCGCGGAGTTGCAACCTAGCCTCAAGGGCTAGGATGCGCTCACGCTGATATCTGATTAGTTCTTGCAGGTCTTCCATATTAGAAATTGTAATCGTAAAACTTGCGTGGGTAATCGTTAATTCTCCAGAATTTCTTTTTCATTCTAGTGTTGCTGATTGGCGCTTCATAGACCTCGCCTTCCTCAAAAAACTCATAGCGTTGGTCATATTGGTTTACGCAATGTCCTGCAAATCCTCCTGGTATGATTTCCATTTTGGCTAGATTTTTACTAGCGACAACAGGCTGGATTAGGACTTTGGTCTTGCCTTTGATTCCTACGATTTTACCTACAGGGTTTACATCAGACCATAGGACTTCGTTGATGTACTTACCGATTAGATCTTCGGTAACTTGGAACTTAGGCTTTGCTTGTTTAGCGGCTCTGCGGATTACGATTGTAGACATTTTAATTAGTGTGTGTTGATTAGTACACCACTAAGTAATGAAATGATTTACAAACTACAATGGTTCTGAGAAAATAATTTTTGCGGTATCTTCCTCTAGGTCAGTATTCTGCACAATAAGCAGCCGCTTAAAATACTTTGGTGAGTCATCATGTATGCCGCCCCACTCACGAAAAGCATCCATAGCAAACTTGACGGCCATAATGCTATTATCTATATCGTACCTGTAGTTTACTTCTATGCGAACGACTACCTGCTTAAAACTAACCTTGTCATAGGTTTCTAGTTGGGCTAGTACCTCACCCTTGAATTTATCCTTAGCCTTCTTCCGCACGGCCCAATGCTTGGATGCGTAGAATTGATTTAGGCTAGGAACCTTCCCGACCTTAACGCTTATATCCGCAGCGTTCTGCAAAGTGTGGGTCAAGATCGTAAATCTTAGATAGGTGCTCTTGTTCCTGCTTTAAGGCCTCTTTTCTGGCATCTGCCGTAGGTTCGCAATTCGCGAATAGCATAGCAGCATCGTGAAGGTGTCTGTCAATCCTGCGTTTGATTGACTTGTTGGTATAGTACTTCCATTCCATTGGTGTGGGATTTTGCTGAGGCATTGTGATATTCAAAGTATTCAAAATGATTGTGAGAGGACTTTTGAGCGATATGCTCTAGTTCTCTTTCTAGATGAGCAATAGCCTTTTTAATGTCTTGGGCCATTGGATTGTTCGGCTTCTTACCTGCACGAAGCAAATAGGTTATGGCCGTACCTAAGTTGTAGTTGTCCTCTTGAAAGTCCAACACTACATCAAATGCCTCAATCCGTTTGTGTTTTCCGATGTAATACTTAGGTGTCATTCCTCACTTGAATAATCTTCATAATCGTCCCAATATAAGAATTTTAATCCTTCAAGATTAGTATTTACCGCTTCTGTGCGCTCTGGCTCTTGTCCTTTCTTCATCTTGCGTTAGTGGTCTATCCCAGAAACCGAAGTGACTGAGAAATGGGTTTTGGTAATCGTCTGGTATTTCGCCTCGCTCAATAGCATTCCATTTTTTCTCTAGTTCGTTTTTGGTCATGTACCAAAGATCTTATATTTTATACAACTAGTTAAGTTATCTAGTTATATCTAGTATAACTAGAACTAAGATAAGTTAAGTTATTAGTTGAATCAACTATATGGTATATGAAATTATGCGATTTAAGAACATATCTCCACCAATGATGTGTACATACACCAGAAATACCCGTAATGTGCCTTAAACGGCACAAAATGCCGCTTATATGCGACTTTAGAGTAACTTATTCATCGTAGTGCGCACAATGACCAACAAGCATAAAAGTGCCGTGACCCATCCAGCGAAGCCTTCCCACCCCATCTTCTTATCCCGTGACTTCGCGTTTTGGATCTTGATGGTTTCTACTTTAATCGTATCAGTAGGACATTCAGCCTGCACCATTATCTTCTCGCCTTCTAGCCATTTGACTTCAAGCCTTACGCGATCTTGATACAGGATTGTGTCTTTTTGAATCGTTAGCGTGTCGTGCAGTACCCTCTCCTTTGTGATTACAATGGTATCCCTTACAACTACACTCTCTTGGATGGTTTTCGCAGTACCGCACCCACTAACTACCGCAAGAATCACACTCGGGATTATCAACCGAGCATAGCGGATTAACGGGTAATTCTTCCAAGTCGTTGAGCCAATCATTGAAAGGGGAGGTATTTGGTTCTGCCATTTTGCTTTACTGCTTTAAGTATTTGCTTTCTGTTTTTTCCGTATTTGTAACTAATGTGAATCCATGCTGGATTCTTTTCATCACCAAACTCCCAGATGAGTTGGTCAAATGTTAGATTGTCCACTATCCAAGCAAAGACCTCGCCATTGCGATTACCAAAATCAATATCACTAGCTTCACCCTTGCAATGTTGCGAACTAGACGAGCCGCCAATAGCCTTATTCAAGGCAGGTGCTCTCAGTCCAGAAGTAACCCTTACAGGGCCAAACTTATCTCGTATGGGCTGGAGTACCTTTCCGCATAATTCTACCAGAGCCTCTAATTGTTCTGGGCTTGGCTGATTGTCTATGCCTAATCTTTTAGCCGTTTGACTATTTGTCATTTCGGCCAATGTGAAATTCTTTGACAACTTCATCGGCCTTGGCCCTTGTATGGTTTGGTCTTATTGCCGTGTTTAGCCGTTTTAGCGTGTTTCCTACGCTTTTTGCTCTTTGAGTGGTATGTGGATACCGATTGACCTTTTGCCATTACTTACGAGCAAATTTATCCAATGAGGTAAACCCGAAACAACCAAGAGTCAAAACCAAAACCGCATTCACCAATCCATCAGATGGCGCAATGTCTTGTGGGCTGAATGAATTGACTACCAACATTGTCAGCAGAACAAAAGCACCCAACAAGCCAATGGATCGTTTTGAACTTACGGCATCTCCCTCACTCAATAGGTTTTTGATCCAATTCATTTGAGTTGGTTTTTGCGGATCTTAATCTCAAGGTATGTCTTGTAAATCAGAAACGCAGACAAGACAATAGCAAACACCGAAGCGAGACCCGACAACAAAGGGTTGATGTCAATGGTCATCCAACTAATTGCCGTTGAGAGGAATGTAGCCCCTATTGATTCGGTGCGTGTCATCATTTAAGTAATTAGTGAAGGGGCTTATTCAGCCCCCTCTTCTTTTTCCTTTTCTTCAATCGTGTTGGCGTAGGCGTTAATTAGTACACGCACTTCGTCCAA